GAAAAAGGATCAATACCAATATCTTTAAATGGTATAAGTTTTCCATTCACTATATCTAAGGTTGGAAACACAAAAAATTGTCCTCCAGTTTCTCCCCATGCCATTTCATGCGTAGCTGTTTTTGATGGATCTATGGTTGATTGTATTGTTGGATATTGATCTCTATTAATTATCCTTTCAACAAATGGAATATGTTTATTGAATTCAATTATTCCTTTTATATCCATTTTAGTTTTATAAGTCTCATCTGGCATTATTCACTCCCATAAAACTTTAGGAACCATACGCTTCTTCCTCTGCCGGCTTAAACAAACTCAATTTTGGCTTTCCATCTGGCTTTTCACAGATGAGCAAAACCTGTCTTGAGTCAGATAAATAAGTGACTCCGATAACCTTCCAATTATTTTCACTCACATCTTCCAAGGTTTCATTCACATTCTCTGGCTCTATTAAATAAGAGAAATACATAATTTCTACCTCATAAAATGAAACTCGGTTGCGCTCCTTGGGCTGCCCTTCTTTGCTGCATTTGGCCCCCAGGAAGTCGTCTACAATCTCCTAACACTTTATTTGATGTATGAAATCTCATCCCCTCTTTCGTCCAATCATCAAGAAATATCCAATCGTCGGTGGCACCCGATACGGATCTGTAAGGCAATTTCAATATGTCTTCTTTCCGGTAAACAGCAGACGAATGAAACCAGACGAAATTACCGCTTTCAAACACTTCCCTTGTCATATCCGGTGGTGTAAATTTTCTGATTCTGATCGCATCGACATTGCACTCATAATACGCCGATGTAAGACAATTAATTTCAGGATGGTCTTTGAGATAAAGATAAGAATAAATAGCCCGATGAGGGACGGAAAGATCATCCTGATCCGATACGCAAATAACTTCAGCCGACGCCATTTTGTTCCCATAATTTCTGGCCTCGCAGACACCCTGATTCTCTTCAAAGCGGTGATACTTTATGCGTACATCCTGTTTAGTATACCATTCCATCAAATCCCTGGTGTAGTCTGGTGAGCAATCGTCGATGACGATAATCTCAATGTCTTTAAATGTTTGACGCCGGATTGTCTCCAGGGTTTCTGACAGATACGAATCTCCGTTCCAGACCGGAATAATAAAAGCTACTTTAGGCATTTGCGGTTATCCTCCGATCTTTTCTATTACAATTTTGAATAAAGTGTATCTGTAATTCTTTTTGCCATTTTGCCGTCAGTAAATCTTATGAGAGAAGCAGAAGGAATATTTTTGTAATGTCCTTCGTCCGCTGATAGGACTCTACTTGTAATAAGAGAGGCAAGTTGACCAGATAAAACGATTGAGCCTGTTTCTGTTCCTAAAATATAACTTCTGAAGAAATCTATATCTTGACCATTAAGGACAATCGCTCCAGCATCTGCAAGAATGCTGTAAATCCTTGCTAAGATTACATCCATTCCAGTAAGAGCATAATCACCAACTTCAGTTTGCATTAACCTACTTATCAATAAGGATGTCTGTTGACCGGTAAAAGCCTCATTTCCGCTTTCCGTCGTTAAAACACGGTGGTAAAGCAAAAAGCAATCTTGACCATTAAGAATATAATTTCCGTTTTCCACCCCAATCAGGTAGGACTTAAGGAGGGAACAAATTGAACCAACTGTGGTATATTCTCCTAAACCAGCGCTTACCAATCTACTTGTAAGTAATGAAGAAACCTGGCCTGTCAATTCAACTGTTCCTGCATCACAGGTTAGAGTATATCCTGCTGTCGTTTTTGTCAGCGTAACATCTTGCCCGGTAAATATGATGGCTCCGGTTTCTGCACCCACTAATCTATTTAGAAGCAAATTTGCTACTGTACCATTTATATTATATGAATCTGCTTCTGCCAAAATTATGGAACTTTTTAGAAGGGATACAGACTGACCATTAAGAACATCACTTCCTCCATCGGCCCCTATAATTGAACTTTTTAGTAAAGGTGTGACTGTCCCAGTTACATCATGACTTCCTGCTACAGCCGTTATACTTCTTCCGAACACAACATCTCTTGATAATCGAACCCAAGGACAGAGATCAGTAGTCAATCCTGCCGTTAGTGCAAAATCACCAGTGGCGGAAGGGTCTCCGACACGCATCTGAACTTGAACGGCGGCAGGTGTTACGCCGTGCATCCCGAGTTCTATAATTATTCTATCTCCTATCTGTGAACTGAAATTAGCGGCACCGTTTACTCTTGCGCTATGAATACGGGTTGCAGCAGAAGCAACATCTGGAAATTCGGTTGATGTGGCATGGTAGAGACCTATAACACCCCTAATTGAACTTCCATCACCGCTCACCACTCGAACGACATAGGCTAAATGAGTGTCGGCTGTTAATGCCGCAGGTTCTCCGCACTTTCCTATAACCATTGAAACAGTATCAGCGGTAGTCCAGCTATACGCAGCCGCAAGGACATCTGATTGGAATTGAAACCAGCACCATTGTTGAGTAGAAGTAGCAGGCCAGGTGAGAGCTGTCGTAGCAAGGGCAGAGTTAATCTTAGAGATAAAACATGGTCTCCTTACCAGACTATTCGTTAACTCCCAATTCGAGTTAACCGCCAAAGCAGCCAAAGGAGGAGTACCGGATGATGGAAGATAAAGAGTTGTTGCCACTAATTATCCTCTATGCAATCGTAAGAATGCTTGCTCCGAAATCAACCTTAAACTTCTCACCCACCGCACAAGAAATGGATGAACCATAATCCCAATAACAAATTAATCGATCTGTTGCAGTAGCATTTTTTATCACCGCATACCGAAATGGCCCGAATCCAGCGCCTGTTGCCGTCCATTCCACATCCACACCAGTCAATGTTCCGGTTCCGCCTGCCTCTGAATAATCATTCTGGATATCTGCCTCAGCATATCCATTCTGCTCTGTTATTCCCAAGAGGTCTCCCTGAACAGCATCCAGAGCAACATCAGGTGCGTTGTTTGTAAGGTAGACTTCGAGAGTATCTCCTGCTGCATGAAGATGGTGAACTCCCTTCCCTAATTGCTCTGCAAAATCCTGAAATTTTACATAAGGTGCCATCTTATCCTCCTAAGAATAATTTAAATTTTCTCTATCATCCCAGATATTGTCAAATTCCGTATCTCCATCCGCCCATTCAATATCCGTTACCATAGCGTTTCCATCGTAAATCATTTTTTTAATTTGCCAGCCTGCAACAGATTTTCCTGTTCCCGGCTTTGCACCGCCAATATAGACAAGATTTTCTCCATCGTATCCAAATGCCTTCTTAAATGAATCCGTTGTCCCAAATAAAGCATCCCAGTCTACTCTTCTTTCAGGCATTGGCCGTTATATCCTCCAATCTCCCGTATTTCTGGATAGGCTTCTCTGCTATCTTCTCCAGTTTCCTCTGAAACGCTTTAGGGTCTGTTCGTTGTTTATACCAGTTGATTGTTTCCTGCTCTATTGTCTCCGTATCCTTCAAAATCTTCCTTATGGCATGGACAAGCATCTTTCTTAATTCCGGGACGTTCGTAAATCCCTGAATGTAATGGACACCGGAAAGGAAAGCATTGGTAATGACTTCGTTTCCCTTACATAAGGATTCAAGAACATTTGAGAATTTATCCTCAAAGTGGACGGTAATGGAGCAATTAAGATCGTTTAGTAAAATCTTCTGATCCGGCATCGCCCTGGTTAATTGCGCCTGGAGTTCAGGATCATTTATCGAAATCGCATCTTTCTTTATGCCTAAATCATTAATCTTCACGGGAGGATATAAAACGTCCGCCTCTATTCTCATCCGGTCAAGATTCTTCTTTTCCATTTCAGTCAAACAAAAATGGTTCTTGATCTTAGACAGAACCGCTTGCTGGTAGAAATCCACGTCAACCCATCTTTGGTTCATGAGGCTTTTTATATCTTGCCCTATCCAATGAATCGCCTTATGGCCGGGATACCCATGAAAGACTCCAGTTGATTTCTGGATGTTATCATTATCGCATTGGAAGCCCCAGGAATAGACTAAATCATAATGGTGAGGCTTGAAGCTTGGATAGATTCTGTAATCCGCCTCTGCCATTTTTGCCAGTTCAAGGCTGTATTCAGGATCAATCAAAGATGTGATACAAATCTTTCTCTCCGGTATTTCATGCTTCTTCTGAATTTGGCTTCTTCGTACAATCCAGTTCGCATTTGAATCTTCAGATAACCCCCCTCTCTTGGGCAGTTCAGCGAAATAAATAGGTTCTTTGATGTAATATCCTTTTGCTCCTTTATCTGTGACGGATAAAAAGAAATCCCAATCGATAAGGCTTTTTAATTGCTCATCCCATTTAGGAACCGCATTTCTTCTCACGGGATTAGCCCCATCGATGTAGTTTTCACATTCAAGATGATACCGATCAAATTCGTTTGAGAAATAGACTTCCAATGGGTTTTTTGATACGAATCTATAACCGGAATATACAAAATCACAATCAGGGTGCTCTGTAAAAGCATCCACCCAGTTTCTCAATGCTCCAGGCATAAGATAGAGGTCGGAGGATAGAAAAGAAACGATATCTCCTATGGCATATCCAAAACCAACATTATTTGAATGGCCCAAACCAGGAGTATCAATTGATACCAAGTTGATTTTCTCCCCATATTTCTCCATGAGTCTTCCGGCTAATTCATCTTTCGTCTGCCATCTACCATTTAGGACAATAATAATCTCATAATCCTTGTAATCCTGATCAAGGATTGAATCGATGTTTCTAAAAATATATTCGTCGCACTTATAGCCGCTTATAATGAATGAGCATTTCACAGTTTTAACTCTCCTTCCCTGTTACCACATCTCGCACAAGAACCCGGATCTTCTTCATCTTTTTCATAGGAATAGAAACTGGACTTACAGATTTTACATTTCTTTGAAACTCTATTCCGGCTCCATTCTTCCAGAGCCCTATCTTCTTGTTTCTTTAATTCAAACCATTCTTTCGTGCTTACTTCATGTCCCCAAGGCATGATTCCTCCAAAACAGGGGAGAGGATCTTCTCCCTCCCCTGTCTCAATTACTAACCAGTTACAAGAGGTTTGCCACTCAGAAGCCACATGCAAGCACTCGGATTTAGAATCTTGCCTGTAAAGATGGCCCGGTAGCCTACCGTGCTGTAAAGGTTCAAAGGGTTAGAAGTGTCCTGCGGTCCAGGGGTCTTGACGATGATCTGGGCGCCATCGCCTTTCATCGAATCAAAATCTGTGACACCGTAGGAGTTTTTCCCAAAAAGGAAGGTAAAATAGTATCTTCCGTTACCGTGGGCCGAGGCTCCGGCTGCGCCATTTGTAACTGTGCAGTAGGGAGCTTCCGTGGATTCATAGAACTTAACTCCTTCCATTACTCCACGGAGATTTCTTTCACCGACTCCTCCGGTAGGAAGTTTACCCTGGGCAAAGATCATATTGTCCACATACTTATTGAGATCAATAAACGCAGAGCTTCCCCTGAGATCATTGATCAAATCCGGGTGAGCAATGGCATGAAAATAGCCATCTTCAAAAGGTATTGCATTTTTGACCCGGAGTTTAAGGACGGCCTGGCGAATGATATTGGGAGTGAATAACGTCCCGGAGTTCCCCCCATCCAATGCTGATGCCGCATGACTTCTGCTGGTCATCCACTGGATACCCCAGAGAGGAGCCTGGAATTGAGCCGCAGAAAGCGTTCCAATCGCTGAAAGATAGTTCACTGCTCCGAGATAGGCATTGGCTGAGGAAACTTCGAGAGTGGCCGATACGGATGTCTTTTTCCAGAGCAGCATCCTGCCAAGAGCGAAATCAATAGTCAGGGCTGAAGAATCAGCAAAAAGCTCAACGGCTCCCTGCACAACGCTTGAAATCGAAACCATGTCAATATAGGTTGTAATCTTTGCATGATCACCGATCATCAAAAGCTGTGCGGAAATTCTGCTTGCGGAAATTCCCCTTGCGGTCCCTGCACCTGATTCCGAAATCAGACGACCTTTGGTGAAGAGATTCCATCTGTGCCAATAAACGGTATCCCCTTCATGACGAGGGAGCGGTTTTTTGACACCATGTTGATGGAAGGTAAGATTTGGAACGAGTTTTTCAAGAAACAATCTATCATAATACACTTTTACAACCTTTGATAGGTTGGAAGTGGTTACAGTAGGCATTTAAATCCCTCCTTGAAAGAAGGAGAGCTTAATAATCCTGATGTTCTCTAAATGCTCCTTTCTTTTTCATAAGCTTCAGGATATCGCCCGCCTTCATGCCTTTAAGTTCTTGGTCGGAGGGCATTTCTGACGCAGATGCAGGCTTGCCTGTCCTCTTGCCGCCAGATGGCATTTCCGCTTTCATTTTATCACGTGCTTTCTTTTCGCCCTTTTGTAACGCAAGTTGGTTTGTTTTCCATGCGGTCGCTTTCCAGAAGTCGGCTTCAGCCTTTGCCATAGCTTCGTTTCTACTATATCCCATATCCTTAAATTCTCTATACAAAGGCTTTAATTCCTTCCATAGATCACCAGTTTCATCCTGCTTTTCTATTTCAAAGTCCCGATCTTCTGTTTTCTCCCGCTTTTGTGTGTCCCGATCTCCTTGTATCGCCATATTCATGAGGTTAAAAAGAGTTGCTCCGGGTCTATCGTTGAGTTCCTTGACAAGCCATTCATCGAACTTCTCAGGGGGTATATTCCCGAAAGGGGTTACTCCGCCCGGAGTCTCCCTTCCTTTCCTCAACTCTTCCCGCTCTTTTTTAACCCTTGCTATCTCTCTTTCCAGATAGCGGCCTTTCTGGGCATATTCAAGCACTTTTTGAAGCGGTAATTCCTCTTCTTTCCCTTCGACCTTCAGTTTGTAGAGTTCTTCGGCTTTCTCCTTCGGCTTGGCTTCCTGCGGTTGCTCCTCTTCGGGAGGCTCTTCAGGCTTAGCCTCTTCCCCGGTTTCTTCCTCTGTCTCTACGGTTTCGGCTCCCTCTTCGGAAACCACCTCATCACCCGTTTGCTCCAGCATTTCCTTCAGGTCATCTGAAGATTTGCCTTCCGTGGAGCTGTCCGTGATTGCCATAAAATATCCTCCTATGGTCTGGATTATCCCAAAAAGAAAAGCCCTCACCCCTCGCGCGAGTGAAGGCTTTTCTTAAATGGGAACCAGGCGTACGACCTGGATTTTTCTACTCTTCCGTCAGTTTAAGCAAGGCTTTCTCGATCTCAAGTTTTTGATTCGTTGCATCCTTTATCTTACCTTCAAAAGCACGCAACGTATCATGCTTGCTTTTAATAAGACAGAATTGCTTCAATAATGATTCACCCGTTACTTCGGTTGCGCTCTGGAGAAGCAATTTAAACCAGTGTTTAGTCGTATCGTCTATGGAATCGGAGAGAAGCTTTATTAATCGTTGTCCTCCTGAAGTCTGGTTCAATTGCTCAAACTCAGAATACATCTGCATATCTTCATGAAGTTGGCTTATAAATTCTTTCTCAACCTTTTGCTCTTCGGGGGTCAAAACTTTTCTCGGTCGTCCTCTTGGTCTTCCAAACATTAGGGCCTCATCATCTCATTGCTGATCATGGAACCCATTTGACTGTTGGGTTCAGTCTCCATCGGCCTCATGGCCTTTTCCCCCATTGCTGGCTGTTCGTTTCCGCCTTTTCCGGCAAACGGAAGCATCATTTGCTGCATCATGCTCTGTGCCTGAGCCATCATTTTCTCTTCTTCAGAGAGCTTTAACTGCTCTGGTGATCGGATATGAGGAAATGAGTCGAGGAGTCGATCAAGCCATTCATCCGTCTTTGGAGTTACAAAAGGAAGAAATGCTCCATTCGCTCCTCCAAATACCATCGCCATAGCTTCTATCAACTGCTTTCTCTCAATTTCCTGAAAACCCCTGAAAGCGGAGAAAGCTTTAAAAGTGAACTCGCCTTCGTAATCTTCAGGCATCGTGATTTGAGTTTTTCTCTCCGGCCAGTAATAGAACTTTGAAGGCAAGGTCATGAATTTTCTCTTATATTCAACGATATCTTCTACGATACTTTCAACTCCCATCATAGAGAGTAGAAGATTATAGGTATCGCTTCTCAATTCTCCTGCGGATCTCATCCCCACAAATTCGGTTGCTGTTTCCGCAGCTCCCGGACTCGGCTGGCCTCTCATCTGAGGAAAAGCGTTGGAATAGTTCATGATATCCTGATAGATTGAATCCTGGCGCTTAAGACACATGGCAAGTAGATTCCAATCCTGTTTCAGGGGAGCCACAGCATTATTAGGGATATCTGAAGTCCAGATGATATTACCTGATCGTGCTTCAATATTTCTTCTCTTTAAATCACAGACGTCACGATTGATGATATATTGAGGATTGAGCATCAAGTTTGCACCATCATTGAATTGATTCCTGTTCTCATTGGCTTCAGCAAAAAGATCCTTTCCTTCTTCAAGGATCGACATCCCGTAGAATTCGTTCTCGATAGGGATTGGTTTTATTACTTTTACAGGAATCTGTCCGATGAAATTTTCCCTGTCATCTCTGATAACATTATCGCCGCCCGTAAGAATAATGAAATTCTTAAAATCCCAATAGAGCCAGGTCTTGACTAAATTAGAATATTTGTCTCTTGTCAAACCAGGAAGCGATCTGAATGCCCTTATACTTTGCTCTTCCTCGGTAAAGATATCTCCCTGATGAGGAACGATCTTATCAATATTTTTGTAAAATGGGTTGTCTTTAAATTGATTGAAGTAATCCAGAGGAAGAAAAGTCTCGTACCCTAAATAAGCGTCCGGATCTTCAAGACTAAGAATCGTGGGGTTCACCTTCACATGAAAGAAGTTCATGATTTCAAGGATAGGCATTTCTATCCCGTTGTACCTTCCCCAAGGTTTTAGCCAGAGAAACAAAGTGCCGTGTTTGAACCCACCTTTATAGCCATTATAAGCAAGAATAGGCCATTTCTGTTTGTAGAGAACCATATTGGCGTCTCTTTCAACCCTTCTTGCCTTTGATCGTGAGTCGTCATCATCTTCAACGACGTGGACATAGGGCATAGAAGCCGCCGTGATTTGAATGCACTTCCCGAGATAGGATTCCGTAATAATGTAGGGCCACGGGAGAGAGATATTTGAAAGATAGGGATGATCGGTTTCGTCGATGTAATTCCAGTAAAGCTCTTCGTTTTCAACAGCTCTACGCAGATAGTCTTTATTCCCGTCATCCGCATAGATGAAACGATCATTAACCATTTCTATCGCTAACTGGTCACGCTTATTTTTTGGCATTTTCTACCCTTTTTAGAATCATTCCAGCAAACATATTAGCAAATTTTTCGTGTTCTCTATTTTCCCAAGCATTATTCGGGTCTTCTGTAATACCTAAGATTTCATTATGAATAAAATGTGAAACTTCATGTGATAAAAGCCACGGAAGATGATCGGATGAAAATGGAGTTATATACGCAAACATAATTAAGCAATACTCAGGAGGTTTCATAACATCAACTGCTCTAACAATCGACATCATTTCAGGAAGTAAAAAAATATTACATTTAATAGAAACACCAAAAATAACTTTACTTATCTGATCCATTACGTTTTCTATTTCCTTTAAATTATAATTATACCTTATGGGATCAGCCTTAAATTCTGCAAGATGAAGCTCAAGATGTTTTGACATTGTAATTTTTCTCGAACAGAGTTCATGACTGAATTCAAGTTCATCATTCTCATTTCGCTTGATAAATTCTTTACATTCTTCTGCAGAATAAATTTTAAACTCTATTGGCATCTCTTGAGCCTCTTCGTATCTTCTGGTATTCCTTATCCATACAAACGGAACAGAGATTAGCGACTAACTTGGAACGGTTATCATAATCGATTCTATTCCCATTTGTGATAAGACCGATTTCGATTCCGCATTTATAGCATTTAAGAACCTTATCCATCATCACGATTTATATGGAATCTCCAGGAAATATTGTTAAGATACCAATGTTTTACATTCTTTAAAACTGAAATAGAACGATACCATACAAATATAATAATAGGATATTTTGATTTCTTACATATTGGACATTTATAATCAATTATTCTTGTAAACATAACACCACTACGACTAATATATTTCCTACGCATTTCATCAATAAGTGGAAATGGAACTTCTTCATAAGCAATTTCACTCATCGAAGATTCACACCATTTACATTTAAACAACTGGATAATTGGATACTTATCTTTGCCTACCATAAATCCTTGCCGTGCTTGCCCTTGGAGGAGTCCAGCGATCAGAATAATCTTCCGTCTCCTGTGGCATGAATCTTGCTTTTTCGTTATAAGCATAAATCATGTTAACGCAGGTATCGTTCCCCTCCACTTCAAGTTGATCCCGGAGATTGCCTTCGAGATTGCCTTTCTGGTATCTCTTCGCCCCCCAGGTATCCCATTGATCAATATGAAGCTTACAATCAGGGTCAAACCATAACTCCCTGTAATTCAACTTTCTTGTGAGAAAGGCGTGACCGCTCTCAAAGTGGGGATTCCCCGTCTTACATGAGATCCCAAAATCTCTGAGCATATCCACAACCGATTTCGGCTTAACTCTCCCGTCCTGCACCTGATCCACGGAAGCAATGGGGTCAATAATCGTTTTAACGACTGGCAGCTTATAATCAGGGAAAGTGAGCTTAGAATAGTATTCCCGGGCCACCGCTTCAACCACATGGCTTTCGATCACACTCTCCCTGAATACATACCAGATATTATTCGCATTGATTGAGAGAAAAGAAATGATGATAGGCTTTGCCGGGTGCCAATCGATGATGACGTATTGGCTTGTCTCTTTATTCGGGACAAAAGGACGCCCGACATTTCGGTCATAATCAAAGGGGAAGACTTTTCCCTTAAACTGGATATGCTTACCGAACCGGCGCATTAACAACTGCTCCTCTGTCATCGAGGACATCAATTTAGCTCTAAACTCAGTATCCATGAACGGATTCTCAAAAGAGTCCATTTCGCAGATATAATATTTCTGGTCCTTCTTGTTCTTGAGCAATTGCCAACTCCAGGAGCCATAATCTGCGGTCATGGCTAAAAGGAAAATACCCTTTTTCTTCATGATGCGGGGAACGCCTTCTTCCCAGAGTGGCTTCGGGGGCTCTTCGTCCCAGAATATCCCGTCTAATCTTTCACCCTTGAACTTACTCTTATCCTGATCATGGGATTTCCAGTTAATCACGCTCCCCCTAATCGTCATGATCTTGTCTTTACGATACATTTTGAACTCATTCGGAGGGCACCATTCCCGGATCGTTTTGACGATAGTTGAATCTTCCCCCGTATCTATCTTAGCCTCTGCCGGTAATTCCTGCGACACAATCCACCAATGGACCGGGGGCTTCGGCCTGACTCCCAATTCCTGTAAAGGATGGATACCGAGACATTCCATCAGCACCCAGTTTCCTCCCCAGACCGACTTTCCTCCCTGATTCCCTGCAAAATAGAGATAGAAAATGGCCTCCTTCATCTGTGCCAGCTTATCAGGACTTTCCCAGGGATAAGTCATCAACCTTTGGTATTCATGGGCGCATGGCTTAACGGGACCCCCTCCATAGGTCTTTACCCAGTCCCCCTGCCCCTTATTAATGATAGACCAGGGCTGTTTCAGAGACTCCGCATAGAGATAGATCCTCTCATCGGTCAGGATCCGCTCTATCTCGGAATCGATTGACTCAACCGTTATCGGATTATCGTTCCCCTTCCGGATGACTTCCAAGGCAAATCCTTCCCTTTACTTTCCTTCAAATGTCGCTTCAATTCGGCTTTAGGCATGCTCTTAGCCATCTTCCGGGCTGGCCCCCGCAGCTTAGACATAGGCATCTTACCCTTCTTAGCCGCATAAGCCACCCCCATGGCTCCCTGCTGAGCCCCAGAAACAATCGGTGTGTGACGTCTATGTTTAGCCATTCTTTTTACTCCACTGGTTTGTAATTAATAAGCTTCTTATGCTCAATAAGTTGGGTAGGAGTCCACCAACCTTGAGCCACCGTACAATGCCCATCCCGGATTGTTTCCTCTACATAATGATTGCCCGGTTGCCCCTGGAATTCAAGAAGTTCCTGATAGGCATAAACCCCATTTTGAATTTTACCTTCCCCCCTGCTCTTTAGCTTTGGAATACAACCAAAAAGTCTACGGAACATCACTTACCCCCTTTCAAAACAAACCACATAAACAATCCATACAAGAAACACAAAATAGAAAAGCTTATAGAGAATTTAATCATATTACCAAAGAAAATATCTTTCCCGCCATATAATTCGTATATTCTTTTCATAACTACCCTCCAGAATGGAATCTTAAAAAATACTCCTCTAATAAAGGTCTTATTTTCCGGTGTGTGTGCGCATACCATCTAATTTCGTCGATCTCTTTTTCTGTAATCTCCTGCTTCCTTATAAGAGCCATAATTCTTTCCGCTTCTTCTTCAAAGAACCCCATATCATCTATCACTTACCCCCCTTCTTCCTCCCCTTCTTCTTGGTCCCATAACCCCCGCACGACATCTCTATCGCCTCCTTCCTAAAAAGCCCCTGCGTCTGAACGCAGTACGACCCCGTTAGAAACCCTAATTCCTATTGGGGCCTATTCCATACATCCGATATCGCTCGTCCTCTTCTTTACGGCCTCCGCCTGCAACCCCTTGCACCCCGTTAGCCCACTCCGGGAATTGATTAAGTGGCGGTTAAGGTGCTGTTTTCTCAAAGAATGGTTCACTCTGCGAATCTTTCTTCCGCAGAATCACCACTTGGCCATGTTGTCCCACGTCTGCCGAGGTCTTCTGACCTTGCCACGGCTTCGTGGATGCGCTGGAGTCCCGGCGCCGAGCACGCCTTTTCGGATGTAATCGCATATTCAGGCTTTTTTCCAGAGCCTTCTTATCTTTACCCCTTTGGCTATACACCGGAGCCATACCATAAAGTGAAATTTTATCTAATACGTTCATTTATTTTTACCTAACTTAATCAACTCTCTACTCAAGTACCTAATTATACTAAGATAATTGCGTATTCTAATCTCTGAACGTTTCAAATACTTCGATGCCTGATTATGGTTCAACCTTAAACCTCAACATATACCACTTTCTAAATTGATCATAACTCCAACCTTTCTTCTCTGGATATAATGTGTATCTCGCACAATAATCATTATGCATCAATAAATTATATAAATCTTCTATTATTTTATTCATTTTACCTCGTTTCGCTCTGGCGTTAGGAGTCAACGTCATCATAGACTCCACCAACCGTGACGGCAATAGGATTTGACTCTAAAGAATTCCACATTTCTTCCACAGAGTTTCCACAGTCATCCACAATTCTTCAACATGACATTGTGTCACACCTGGAGATATCAACATCCTACCAACACATGCCCGTATAGTTATTAGGCATCATACCACAACCCTAATGATATCATATGGTTGCAAGATCGTTTCGCATTGTGGAACGATTTACGTCTGATAATATACATTATGTTAAGTTGTGTTTCCAATGATTTCAATCACTTACACCATTTTCGGTATCTACAATAGAGTTATCAACATCTTTTCCACAATCTTTTGAGCCCATGATCTCCCTGGCCCGGATCAGATCCTTGAGGTTGGCATGAGTAATGTTGACCTGCTTCCGGATCTCGATCTTGTCTGGGAGTGCCTTGTCGAGGAATATGCGAGCCGCTGCTAATTGATAGTCGTCCCGAGATCCATTATCTCTTATCTGAGCCACCTTAGCGATCGATGGTAGGACTTGAGATTGAATGATATCTTCAATGGGATGATCTTTCCAACGTTCCATAAACTGAGCTTTAAATGCATCAAGAGGGTAATTGTTCTGAGATTCCATTTGTTTTATTGGTGTTGGGAATTGCTCTTCTTTTTTTATCTTCTTCATACCCTATTAACCAGTCCTTAAACATGAACTCATGTAAATCTGGTGCAGTTATATAGAGGCGTTTCATTTTGCCTCTCCAGTGTACATATGCCGTTATCCGCTTGCTCCTGACAAGGTCGTATATATATCCTTGCGATAGGTGTAATATCTCAGCAACCTGAGCTGGAGTGTAGAGCTTGACGTTTGGATCAACTGCCACAAGTCTTTAAACCTCTTTTATTCTTACATCCTTTTTAGTTGATTTCTTGTGACAAATAGGACATGTTAATAAAAAATATTCTGGAACTAAATCAAAATGTTTATCACAGTCTTTCTGGGCGTATGGGCATTTGAAGGGAAGTAAAATTGATCTCCACCATGAGCTAAAACTTATTTGTAAACAATTCGGGCATTCGATGTTCATAAAATTAAAACTTCCTGGGGCAATAAAAAACCCGACAGCAGTGGTAATACCATCGGGTTAATCGGCAGTCTTGCTACGAGATCAGACGCCCTCGGTCCGGATCTTGTAGTCATTGGGTTGAATACATAACAGAGTTTTAAATGTTTGTCAAGCAAATAATGACAATCTACGCATTTTGGATGCAAAATTATGTCAATTGTCAACCTTTTTAGGGCTAAGTGGTTGATTTTATTATAGACATATTGTCAAAGTGGGTGCGTAAATTGTTTTATCAACCGGTTATGAACAGGTTATCAAACAAAATAACGTCAGTGTGACATAATGGCGAAAAATAAGTTAGTGAAATCATTGATGAATATATTTTTGAGATTATAAAAAGTTGGCTCAATTTATGCTTTTATAAGCTTAAGATCAAACAGAAAGGAGAAAGGGAAATGAGAGAATGTTACCGGAGAAGGATGTTTCAATCAGCAGAATGTCCAGCGGTGAAAATTGATTGTGAAGCGTGCAAGAAATGCGATCACAATGAAAGAGCAAGAGAAAATAGGAGAGCTCGGGAAATGGCCTATCTATCCTGCGGATTAACTAAAGTCAGAGGCGCCTTGGGTGGCGTATACTGGGAATAGGAGAAACCATCATGTCCCGTCTTTTATTTCTCATCGGCTATTTAGTGGTAATTGCGTATTACGTTCTATTCCATCTATGAAAGGAGAAAGGGAAATGACATTACAAAGAGAGCTTTTAGAAACGGAAAAGAAATCAAAAGGGCATTTAGGTATATTTGCTAAATGGGAATATTTTAGGACTCCTAACGGGGAAATATACCGGGCGGACATTACGAATGTTATGGGATTAGACGGATACAGAACAGGAGCAAGATTTGAGGCATCTAAGATTTTCGGATTTTGTCATAAGTGCGGAGCAGTTTCAAATAATCATCATTGTAATTAACTTTGTCAATCCAAAATAAGGTGGAGGTTGATTAAATGGAAAATATAAGAGTGTACGATTTAAGCGTTCAATGTTTTGCGAATTGGGTGCATAAAACAGAATTATTTAGGTTAAATAACTTTTTCGGTCCCGGGAAACCTTTAACTTATCCTCAGTATGAAAAAGAAGCAGAGGTTCATATCCGTCCGGGGAAACGTTGGATTAAAGTTGATGTCGGATCTTCGGGACGATATATGATAGATACAGATGGATTAATCTATCCTATTAAATCGGCCTACGGTGTCCCGAATTTAAAGAAACGAATCGGTAGCATTTATGATTCTAAATGGAGGGATTAAGATGAAAACATGCGATATCTGTAAAAAGAAAGCTTCGGGTGTTCTACCTTACCAGATGTGCGAAGATTGCAGTCACATGATCTACACTGCGATGAATAACAATAACATCTCATTATCCTCCTGCAAGGCTAAGATCGAATGGTTGGAGGAAGTGAATAGGGACTTGGTGGTGGCGTGTAAGGGGGCTATGGCAGCATTAACCCAAAACAAAACGTACCCTGCCGACATTGAAGCAGCAAAACTTTTTTTATCAACAGCCATCTCCCGCGCAGAAGGGAAAGAATGAAATGACCTGGCTGTTTTGTCTTAAACGTAATCAACGCATCTGCCTTGAAGTCTGCGTTCATAGGGGGTGCAGACACTTGAAGGGTGCAGAGTGTAGGTTTAAACCTAAAGTCCAAAAGTTAATAGAGAGGAGATCCAATGGTTAAATACACTGCCATCGTATCCTATGAACCCGGATTGCCTTCCTCTGAGTATGTGCACCTCTGCCGTACCACAGGTCGCTTCAATGGAGATTTGTATGTGGTAATGACCCGTCGGTCGGTGGTCAGATTTTCAGAGTATTTGGAGGCGAGCCGAGAATTTGATAGGAAAGTCAAACAATTAACCGAGAAAGGAAAAGGATCATTATGACTCAATGGGCTATGTGGGGATCTTTGACTGTTCTGGTTCTATTACTCGTTGTATCTTATTGCCTGGGGGAGTTTATTGACAACCATCTGCGAAGAAAACGGAATAAAATTAGATGATTAAGATCAAGGTAAAGCGCTGGAGATGGTGCCAGCATTGTCAGCGCACCATCTTCAGAAACGAGAAGGCATATAAAATCAAAGGGATGCAGTATGTTATCTGCAAGGAGTGTAAGAAATAAAGAACAGGCGTACAAGATCGAAAATACAGATTAAGTCAAAATAGGAGATTGGAGATTGGAATGCTTATCAGAATCCCCCATAGATCGTCAGGTTGCTTCAGGACAAGACTTAATCTCTTGAACGAAGATGATTGTTCTTGGGTTATCTGAGTAAACCTTTTCCGCCTCGACCTTAAATACCTGAGAATCATCTATCCATACAGTTTGATTGAGACAATCCTTTATAAATTTCAAGCAGTTATCCAGATCAGGCCTCTTGGTGTGTTTGATCTCCCTTGCGATCATCGACAGGGTTTTCTTTTTGGATGTGCTTTTAGGAATAGGCATATAAAACTCGGCTCTTAGCTCAATTGGACCAGTTAGAGGATCTCGTTTCCATTGTTGCTTGATTTCAAACAGGAATCTTCCTTCTTCCGTTTCCTGTGAATTGTAAGTCATAACGAATTTGCCACGCCGGGCGAAGCGAGGACGCTTTTTGGCAATCGGGCATCCATGGACTAAGAGCCTGTATTCAGTCATTTTTATTTCTTTCTATCTCCTCATCCGCCACCGCTGCCAAGACACATGCGCAATACACAATTAGTGACACAAACACTCCCAGAATTCCCAATATAATCCATACCCAAATCATTTTTTTCCCCCCTTCTTCACGACGTTGACTTGAACCTGATTGACTTTGAAGACGTTGCATCCAGCTTCAGTGAATATGTCATAAGAAGACTTACGTTTCAGGTCTTTCATTGTCGCATCCGTGTCGGCTTCCAATGTGATGATTACGTTTCGGGGTTTCATATAGCCTCCTTTTTTAAGTATCTCTGTCTTCATCCAATCCTTGAACAACAAGATGTTTTAAACACGATTCTATTGTAGGAAAATTAAAAAGTTTTTTAATCTGTTCTCTGTTTGAACTATCGCATTCTGGAGTCCCATACATTCCTTTCCAATGAGTAGTAAATCTCATTATAGTAAAATGTCCATCATATTTTGTAATAGCAATTTTTTCAACCATTTCAAGTAAAAATGCTAATTTTACTCTTTCTGGATTTTTAATCATTTTATCTCCTTTCTAAACTGTCCATATCTTTCTTGTTGACTACTTAACCAATTAACTATAAATCGCTTCCATTGTTTCTTTCTTCCTTTCCCTTCCCGGTTTCCATCTATCCAGGCCGGCATTCTTTTAGTTAAGTGTTCAACAACATCCACATCAGGGTAACATTTTTCCCAGAATTGAACCTGGCTAACGGTTATGTTTTTGAATATGCGTTCTTCAAAATCAAAGTAAATTTTATCAATCATTAGCTATCTTTCAGAAAGCTATCAGGATATTTTTTTGTTGTTTTCTGACATGGATCATACCAATCACTTGTTGAGCTAAACTTCAAACCGTAAACGATTTCAAAATCTCTTCGAGTAAGCTGCGGATGGGAATCTTCTTCCCGATAACGATTCTTGAAAATGTTTATTGTTCCCCAGTCTAAAGAAAGGTAAAGGGAAGTTGATTTCGCGCTATAAACACCACCAGCTGATAAGGCTAAATCCGGCCTTTTCTGAGTGGCAATCAAAGCCATGCCCTTTTCAAGTCTCTTACTTATTTTGGTAAGAACACCATGAATGTTATATGTTTTTTCCCCTTCCGGCTCAAGATAATCTATCACGTTCATGTCATTTGGGAAAATCTTATCGTGAATATTGCTATAATCCCATTTGTCATCTGAAATTACTTTCATCTTCCAATCTTCGATGGGAAGCTCGAAGTACCCAAGTTTCTTGTTGATCGCTAAGGCTGACATTTCGGAGGAGAAATATTTAAACTCAAACTTCTGCATATTCTCTTTGATTACATTCAAAAGAAATGTAGTTTTCCCGTATCCAGTTACCCCGGCAATAACAATAATATCTCTAGGGAAGAAGACGGTCTTCCGGTGGATCTCAAGAGGCAAAGTCAAATCAATGGCCTTCTCTTTGCTAACGTTGAGAAAATCAGTAAACTCTACTTCTCGATCAATTATCCTATACTCACCTCTATTATGTGTCCGTTCTAAAAGAGGTTTTTGTCCTTTGCACAAGTTATTTGCTACTACTATGGTCGTATGTTTGTCCTCTTTATTGATTATATTTGATTCCATGTACCAATCTTTGACTTTAAATTGACCGCTTTTGACTTCCGAGATCCAATCTAAAAACTCTTGAGTAAGGTTTTTCCTCTTCCTTCCAAATCTGGACATAGCACTTTTAATTTTAGCATCTATCCAGTTTTTGTTAGGATTTTCATTCCAAGAAAGTATAAGTCTTTCAAGCACTTCCTCTATTATTTTAGGGTTAAATTTTCCCAATGTCATACCATGAGATACAGAGAATAAAACCTCATCTCGAATGCCTTCATCACCCAAATATTGATCTCTTTTGACTTCATTGACTTCTTTTGACTTATACTGTTCTTCGTCTGTTTTTTCTAAGTCAATTTTCTCCCTATATAAAGAAAAAGAATTAAAAGAAGTAATTGCATTATTTATTATATTATATACATCACGAGGCAACTGCGGGGGATCTACCTCAAGAGGGCTTACAAGCCATTCCCATCCTTTGCCTGTACCGTTTAAAGATGGCGCAGCAACGATGTAGCCTCCTTCAGTACGTAAATCGATACCCTCAGCTACCCTTGCACGATTGCTAAAACCTTCGGTGTGAGCAAAGATGAAGTGCATCCCGCCCTTCGGAGTTTTCTGACATGGAACTGACAAATTGTCTGGTATTGCTTCTTGGATCTTCTGGGTGGCTTCCGACGTGTCTGTATCAATTACGAAGAGATTTGATATTTGGCCTGTTACAATGCCAATGTTAGCCTTGGGGTTCTTTTTCCACCATGTCCTAATCTCATCCTCTGTGGCCTTTGTTTTCTGGTACGGTTGCCATTTTATCAACGGCGTTTTGTCTTCTGCTACAGGTATAACCGAGAACCCTTTTGTGTGATAATCTAAGGCAGCTTGAAGTAGAGTCACAAAGACTCCTAACCCGTAAACAAAAAACCCTCTCAGGTGGCAAGCTTTGGACGCTTTTGGGAGTCCACCATTGAGGGTTCTTGTTTACGGAATTTTAGGTTTGTTGAGTCCAAAGCTTATCTCCCACATCTACTCTACCACACCCTAATATAACCTGTCAAGCTTTTTCTTGTGGCATCACTTGACCAATTTAATCATCTTTTTAGCAATCTTGTTTGGCACAAAAGCAGCCTTTATGATTGTCCAAATACTGCCAGCGAAATCTTTATTTTCATAAGGCTGCATCAAGACCATACCCTTTTTACCATCGGATGCTGCTTTCTCTACTTTTTCCATCAACGGCGATAATTGTTTTATCTGGGTTGGAGTTAATTTAATAATTACTTGTGATTTCATAATCCCTCCCTGAATAATTTTTTTAGGAACTCCTGGCTGTATTCCCCCGCCGTCCACACAATCGCACTGGCATCCGCTCTCGCTTTCGCCTTAAGCATCTTCTCTTCTGTAAAGTATTGGGCATAGGGGCTGGTACGATGGCGACAGGAGGGGCAAAAGATAGCGTGCTTAGAATAACTCTGGAAAGGAGTATGACACCTCTGACATAGTCTTTCAATCAAATGTTGCCGGAATGGGTTGATTCGTGACATGGCAGCCTCCTTGATGTTTCCAGAATGTCTACCATAACGGCTAAACTTTGTCAAGCATTATTTTTACTGACTTTCATATAACTTTTAGTTATACTTATGTACTACTATGTATTTATTAGGTATTTATGCTGTGAAAAATATATTTTACGAATTTCCTTGACAAACAGAAAAAAGTAAATTAAACTGCAATCATCATGAAAAAGAAAATGTCTGCAAACGAAAAGAAGTTCTGGGTCATTCGATATTTAAACTCAGGCCATACTCCAACTGAGATTTCTAAACTAACTGGATTTACGAGACAGCTTGTGCATTACTGGCTCGGGAGAATTAAGGAGGATAAGGATGGTCGAGCAAGTTCTTAGCTGGGATCAATGGCTGAAGTATCTCGCATGGGCTGTCATCTATATCGCCGCTCCTACCATCCTTTTTATTGGCTTTAGGCAAATATGGAAAGAGAGAGGACAATGGAGAAATATATGGGAGGATTAAAGTAAATGGCACATACTTGTCCTGATTGCGGTCAGATTTGTTACTGTAATGGAGATATCGATGATATGTGTCTCGATCTTTCAGGGAAGCAGGACAAATGTAAACATTATCTTCGGTGTGCAGAGGAAGATGATTGTGAAGAATGGGAAGATAGATATGATTAAGAAACCATGCCAGATATGTGGTGAATTAATGGACGCAGAAGATCAAGAGATCATGGGCGGATGTATAGATTGTCTGAGAAATAAACAGGAAAGAGAGGAGGAAGAAGATGAGCGTTAGCATGAATATCCATCCAAATAATAATAGGACATGGGAAAGGGTAAGCGCTGAAGTATTTGGTGAAAACTCAGGTAATTGTGTAAATATTCATTTAGACAATAATACTCTGAGCCTTCATTATGGAGATTCAAAAAACAAAAATGATTTCATCTTGAAATTGAAGGAAGCCATTAATAATCTGCCTTGCTTCTGTGATTCTTGTAAACAAGACGTTAAATTAAAGTGAGGAAAAAAATGGAGCAGATCGGTAATCCAGGGATTTATAAACTCACTTCCGAAGAGTACCATTCTGATTGTTGCGTTGAGCCTGTTTTATCGCGCTCAGTAATCAGCGATCTTCTTTATCGCTCTCCGGCTCATGCCTGGTTCAACCATCCCCATCTCAATCCTAATTTCAAGCCAGAAGAAGGAGAAGAAAAGTTCGATATTGGGGATGCCGCCCATTCGCTATTTCTTGAGGGACTTGATCAAATAGTCGTCATTGAAGCTGACGATTGGAGAACTAAAAAGGCGAAAGATGAACGGGATGAGGCCCGGAAGCATGGGTTAACGCCATTACTAAAGCATCAATATGAGGCTGTGTTAGATATGGTCAGGGTATCAGAACGACAAATTCAAGAATGTAAAGAACTCGGGATAAAGGATCTCCGCTCCGAAGGCGATTCAGAACTCTCTTATTTCTGGAAGGAAGATGAGACCTGGCTGAAGATTCGACCTGATTGGCTCCCGAGGGACCGGAAGATTATTCTTGATTATAAGACTACTTCGGTCAGTGCGAATCCTGACGACCTTGTAAGAACGATTGTAGCGAATGGATACGATATTCAGGCTGCTCTTTATACGAGGGGAGTTAAAGCCGTTGACGGAACAGATCCTAAATTCATCTTTATGTTTCAAGAAACACATGAACCTTATCTTTGTTCATTCGTTGGACTTCCACCTGAGTTTATGGAGATGGGAAGATCCAAGATAGAATATGGAATGTTTCTATGGAAAGAGTGCCTTTCATCTGGCATCTGGCCAGGGTATCCAAATAAGGTATGTTGGGTTGACGCTCCAGCTTGGGCATTGGCCGCATGGGAGCAGAAAGCAACGGTGATAGGAATATGAGACCGATTGAGTTTAGGTGTTGGGATAGAGAAACGGAGGAATTTATTTATTCACAGATAAATTATGACGAGGCAAGGTTTGCCTTTGATGATGGGAAACTAAAAGGCTACGTCATACACGGGATGACTTCTGGCTCATTAGATGAACCACCTCAACCAAATGTTAAAATTTTAGAAGATCCCCAGGAATTCACTGGCCTCCTTGACAAGAATGGAAAGAAGATTTGGGAGGGGGATATTGTAAAATGGATATCAACCTTTCATGGAGCAGAAAAGGATATTCATGTTAGTCAGATTAAATGGGATGACACCAATACTGGGTTTTATTTATATCCTTGGTGCCATGAGATTTATAGGGCTGAAATGGAAGTAATCGGAAACATTCATGAGAATAGTGAATTGTTATGAAAAGATTCAAAGATTGTCCTTATTGCAATCGTACAAGATCAATGATGAAAACTATAATAGGGTGGGTTTGTCTCAAATGTTTTTATGTAGAAAATGATGTTGAAAGGAGAGATTTATGTTCCAGTTCAGGCCCGCAGTCCGAGAAGCGGTTGCTCTCTTAATCGGTCTTATAGGTCCTTCTGGAGGTGGCAAAACCTTTACGGCTATGCGATTAGCAAAAGGGATTTGTGGGAATGATCCATTCGCCGTCATTGATACCGAAGCTGGACGTGCCAAACATTACGCCGACATTTTCAAATTCGATCATGGGGAACTCAAGCCACCTTTCCGACCTTCAACCTATTCGGATGCTATTAAAGTCGCAGACGAAGCTGGATATAAAGCTGTTATCATTGATTCAGGCTCCCATGAATGGAGTGGAGATGGAGGTATCCTCGACTGGCAAGAAGAAGAACTTCAACGGATGGCGGGGGATGATTGGAAAAAGAGAGAATCCTGTAAGATGGCTTCCTGGATTAAGCCTAAAATGGCTCATAAGCAGATGGTTCAAAAACTTCTTCAAGTAAGAGCTAATTTAATCCTGTGCTTTCGAGCAGAGGAAAAAATCAAGATGGAGAAGGGGCCTGAAGGCAAGATTCAAATCGTTCCTCAAGGATGGCAACCTGTATGCTCTAAGGAATTGCCCTATGAATTGACAGTTTCTTTTCTTCTTACTCCCGATAATCCAGGCGTTCCCCATCCCATCAAATTACAGGAACAGCACAAGGGCCTTTTCCCGCTTGATAAACAGATCGATGAAGAGTCCGGGAAGAAGATTTCTGAATGGGCATTGGGAGGAGCAAAGGTTGAAAAACAAGTAGAATCTCCTCCAGAAGAAATTCCACCAGAGCATGATAAACTATTCGATTTCAGGACCGCAATGAGCAGATGTGAAACAAAGGCGGAAGTGAATAAGTTGTTCCAAGAAGCGGCTCATGATAAAAAATTGACTTCAACAGAGATGAATGAAGTCACTCAGTTAGCGAATCAAAGGCATAAGGCGCTGAAGAAATAAGCTATGGTCACAGGAGAAAGGAGAGCGGGTGGGGAGATGAGGAAAATAGACGGTAAGTTTAGAATTGAAAATGAGAAGATTATTCATCCATCTGGCACAGAAGTTCCTGAAGATGAGCCATTGTTCCTTTTGAGGGCAAGGGATCAATTCTCTTTAGAAGTTTTGAAGAGCTATTTGAAAATCTGTAAAGCCCATAAATGCACCAGCTATCACATTAAAGGGATAATTAGAACAATGGATGAGTTCGGAAAGTTCAAACGAGAGCATCCAGAGAGAATGAAACAACCTGGGATAACAGAAGGAAGATGAAAGCAGACCGGGGCGAAAGCCACCGTCCCATTGGGTCAGGATTGACGGGTCAGACAGAATCCTGCCGATCTGCGAAAGGAGCCAAAATGACAGCAGAAGAGGAATGGGAAAAAAGTTGCACTTGTCATTTGGGGTGGAATAATGAAGGTAAAAGGTGTGTTATCCATTTTGATAGAAATTGTCCATTTCATTATCCTGATTCAGAATTAGCACAACTTAAAGAAAGATACCTCCACCAGCAACAGAATGGGGAATGATTTGTGAAAGGAGGGGAGATGGTTATACATAAAGTCAAACATTGGGTTGATCAAACAATGTGCGGTAGAAGTTTGAACGGGTATAATTGGACAATTAAATTTCGCAGTTTTAGTTATCAATGGAAGAAAGTAACTTGCAAACAATGTTTAAAACACAAATAAGGAGCCAAAATGAGTGCAGAAGAAGAGTTTGAGGAATGGTGGAAATTGGAGCCATTTATTAATAGCGGAGATTTATATGGACACGCTAAGGCCGCTTGGCTCCACCAGCAGGAGAAGATTGACAGGCTGAGGGAGGCCCTAACTGAAACATTGAATTATGTAGAGAATTTTGATCCAAATTGGAAACGGTTAGATGCGATCCTTAAACTCTTGGATTAAAGGAGAAGCCATAAGTAAACTGGAGGAGATTGAGAAAGTAGTTGAAGGATGGAAGAAGGAGGAACTATCGGGCGATGCTGCTATGTGTTTAATCCATGATACCTTGCACCCTGCTCAAATCGACAAGGACGATATTCAATGGGCGAGGGATGGACAAGAAAAGGAGCCAAAATGACAGCGGAAGAAGAGTTTGAGTGGAAATCAGAGTTTCAATATTTACTTGATAGAAAAATATTAAGCCGGGACGAATTGGCTTATCTGTTTAATCAAATTCAATCTATTATAAACAGAAGTTGTAGTCACCAGCAGGAGAAGATTGACGACTGGAAACGAGCCTGGCATCTGGAAATGGCTAATGCCAGCAAGTGTGAGGAGAGGATTAAAGAGTTGGAGGATATTAATACTAAATTGTCAGAAGCTCTTGGGACCGCTATTGAAGATTTTAGCGAAGCAGAACAGGAAATTGGTAGAATTATAGAAGGGATCAACGCAGCACTCAGTCATAATCTACCCTATCTGGCAGAGAAAGTATTGAAGGAACTCTTAAAGGAGCAGCCATGAGCAAACTGGAGGAGATTGAGAAGAGACTTGATAAGGTAAAAGCCGGCAGGAATGACAGAAAGCATCCAAGTTTGTTTAAGGATACTGAATCAGGGTTTGCTTATTATGATCTAATTTCAAATGCTGAAAAAGATGAGAGATATCTCCTCTCCCTCGTGAAGCGGTATAGGGACTTACTCGATTTTATTCCTCCTGATTGGTCTATGCCTTTAGGATGGAGCAACCTTAAAAATCAACTCTTAAACGAGCCGGAAGGCGGAAAGGAGAAAGTATGAAAGGATGGAAATTGGTGTTGGGCATCGTGTTAGGGGCGTTATTGCTAACTGGGATCTCATGGGCACAGGAGGAGATCCAACCTGAATGCTGGAGGTTCCCTCTCTACATTTGTGCCAACTCCCATGGGCAGGTCCGTCTTGCCAACTTCAGGACATCATTCCAGACACGGGAATGGGTGCCTGTGTGTAGAGCGAATGAGGTGCTGATTAAAACATGGCAAGAAGGGGAGGTGATTGAGAAGGGAGATCAATATCAAAATGATTAAAAAGAATGCTGGCAATGGTAAGAAGTCATATGGTTATAAGAAGATATCAAGGAAAGAATGGAGACAGTATATAAAAGAAAGAGTTAGGATTGAAAAATTGATGATAAATAATTATAAGGGAGATCAATTTCAAGGGGATTGAGAGAATGTGGGTGGTGGCGATAGTGGAGGAGAGCGTAGGGTATGGTCGGCACCCACACAGCATTATAAGCCATAAGGCCATTCTACGGAATGTAGTGCTGTCATCCGTAACCTACCCACCCACATTTAGGAGACTAACATGAGGGCTATCGTCATACTGGCAATTGTGGTAACGGCGATAGCCTTCTATCTTCTGAGAATTTATGAGGTGATAAAATGAAAAAATTGATCGTGTTATCGTTGTGTGCTATCCTTTTCTCCTGCACATCTCAGACCCATACTGAACCCCCGCCCGGCTGGACAATCGTGTGTGATATCCAAAGAGGATATTATGCTCCTCAAAGAATAGAAACCGGTTTTGTTATCCAACATGGCTACGATGATAAGCCAATGAAGTCGAAACAGGACGCAATAGATCGAGCATGGGGATATTACGAATTTCTCCGAAGGACTCTACCTATCGAATCTACTTATGAATGGAGGAAATGTCCATGAAAATAGTGATGATATTTCTAATTATATTCTTACTGTCCGGTTGCACCATAAAGCCCGTCTTTGTGATAAACTTAGCAGGTGGAGGTGTCATTGTGCAGAAGGAGCGTTGTGGGGAGTTGAATGAATGTGTTGAGAAGTGGATTGAACATCACAATCAGACAAGGGATATTGACAAGGCATTAGAGAAGATTGGAAAGGAGAGGAAATGATTGAGAATTATTTTTTCTTAATCCTCATCGGAATGAATATAGGAGTAGTTATCGGATGGTATGCTTGTAAAAGATTTAAGACATTCGACAAACTTATGGAATGGTTTGATGAACGATAAAGGAGAGGAGGTGATAATATGTCAAGAGGATATGGACAAGAAATAGCAAAAGCAGAAACTTCCCCCCAGATTGCGAGTACACAAAATAGATTACTTGAACGAAGAAGCAGATTGGAACGGGAACTCAAGGCTGTCAATGAAGCTATCGAACTTTTCGGAAAACACCCAGAAATTTCAGATGCCCTTGATCTTCTATCGCAGATCGGAATGTAAAAAAAGGAGAGGAGCAAGTAGCCCCTCTCCTCTCATTTCTATTACGGTTTCTCTGCAGGTGTCCCAAGATCCAGCGTGATCGTTGCCGCAATACTACTAGGCCCCTGCGAAACGTTTACATCTTCGCTCACTCCGGTAATCTCCTGAACACCCGCACCGAGATCCGCATCCGCACTGACACTAATTCTTGCAGGTCCCCCAGGCGCCACGGTGTGAACAACCGCGCTCATCCCATCTCCAGCCGGGACAATATGTAGCACTGTCTCATCACTGGACGCCCATACGGGGATACCATCCACTCTTGCAGGTCTTCCTTTCGAGTCCAGGATTACCAACTTCACATCTGGAAAATATTGATCGGTGTTAATCTCTGCCATTTTCAATTCCTCCTTTCTATGGTTTTTCAATCGTTTGACCAAGGTTAATTTCCAACTTAGTAGCCATCGCTTCCTCAAACTCTCCGAATGCTGCCTGGAAGTCTGCGAATTGTTCTTGCAATTCCTCCTTGATTTGGTTCGTCACTTCCCCTTTCGGTAGTTCGGGATAGCCATCCTCCTGCAAGGCAATCAAAGCGGCGACCACATCATCGAGAGCCTTGATGACACCATCCAATAACGCTTTGCGTCGCTCCCGATCAGCGAGTTCAACCCTGATTGCGTCAAGAGTAGGTTGAAGAAGAGAAACTTTCGTTAGATCGAGCATACCTCGAATCTGAGGATTAATCACCCCAATGGCTGCCTCGATCTCCTGTCTCAATCCATCAAATGTGTCGCTTGGCATTTAAACCACCTCACATGAAGAGATTCCACTACTTTCCCTTGGCTCTTGCTAATGCTCTGGTAACGGCTACCTTTGCAACTCCATGCCCGACATCATAAACGGCAATGGCAATCAATCCCGTAAAAGCTCCGAGAATTGGACTCAGATCAACGACAAAGCCCAACAGAGATGTTAGCCATGAACTAAGAAATGTCAGGATGGGTCCAAGGATGACAGGAACGATAGGAGCCAACCAAGGGAATTTCTCCTTGATGCCGGGCCAGAATCTTTTGATTACTTCAACGGCCCCCATCACCAATACTGTGTTGATAAAAGCTGCAATCAATTCTCCTAACCATGCTGGAACCATAAAACTACCTCCTTTTCTCCCTTTCGGGTGTGGTATATGCTTTCAGACGCAATGCGTCGTGAAGCTAATCAATAAAATAGAGAAACGACCAGAAGAAAATACTTCCGGTGAGAAAGCCAACAGTAAAAACAATGGGGATCCAGTACCACTTCGTCATGAAAGACTCTCCAGATACTTCACAAAATCAGAGTTAGTCAAGGCCCCTGGTCTGTGCTCCCTGATTATCTTCACAATCTCTCGACCCTTGTATCCCCTAAGATGGAGGACGGACCCGTTGACCAATGACGCCCGGTTGACTCCACCTTGACAATGGACCAGCACCCTCATGCCATCGGTGGTCTTTCCCCGTATCATGTTGGCCACTTTTTTCAATTCCTCAATGTCTATCCCAGATATCGCCCCATCCCAAATGTGCCAGTAGTGATACCATTTAAGATGCTTCCTAATCTTGGATGGATCAAGCCCACCTTCCAGATCGACAATCCCTTCTATTCCTGCATGACGAATGGCAAGCCAACTAAACACGCCTTGCAATTGGCCTGACTGATAGAGGTTGGTATCAATCATGAATATCCTGACAAAGAAGAATCCCCTGATATATGCCCATGCAATTGTCAAAAGGTCTTTTGGTGAATATCCCATAATTATTCTCCCTTCACTTAAAAGTAACGCTTCATTAAGTCTATCACACATGACACTACCAATAAAACTGAGATACAGATAACGAGACAGATGGTGATAACTACTGTCTTAATGAATCCTTCTTGATAGACTGTTTCCCACCACCAATTCATTTCGGCTCCAAATGGTAATGATCATCCTCAAAAATAGCTTTCAATCCTAAAAACTCAGCATCCTTTTCGAGTGCTTCATCTTTAACCATCGGATCAGTCACAAGATCCATGCCTAACCATATCATGTGACGAGAGTTAGGATGACCGCCAACAAGCTTATTACGATCCGGTGTCCGGCCCCATGATGTTACAGAGGCTTGATATTTGTATGCCAAAATCAGACAATGCTGTACAAACTCAAGAACAGTCATAATTCAATCTTCTCCAACCAAACTTTAAATTCTTTAATCAGACGACTCAATTTCTTATCAACAATAGACGCCTCTTTCTCCTGACCGTGTGATATTAGATGTTCCCGATGATGAAAGATTCCTCCTATAAATAGGCATTTCTGATAGGCCCGTTCTCGATCGGTTTCTTCTTCCACATTATTTTCCTTTTCTCAGAGCTTTCAGATCATTCATTATAATCATTTGATTGCTTATTACTGTTGAATTCAATTCCGTCTGTGATTTCTTTATGCTTGTAACATCTTTTTGAATGGTATCAATATCAACACATAAAGTTGAAACCTTCTCCATCTGGACAGCTATCTTTTCCTTGTTGTCAAAACTGGCTACTGTCACCCATGCTCCCCATCCAATTAACCCGGATGCAATTACAGCAGCCAATACAGATACCATTTTATTCTCTTTTGCAAACTGTTTTACTGGCGCCATAAGGTCTCCTTAGTCTGGACTTCCAGACACCGTTCCAGCCAACTTTCCATCTGTTACCAGTCTATCAAATATTCTCTTCTGAAGGCTGTTGGTAGAAAGATTTGCTTTATTCAGAGCAATCATAAATGTTCGTGCTATGCTACCTGAATAGACGAACTCCCTCCGCTCTCCCGTAGATGGACAAAGAAGCACAATAAAAATTGTTTCACCGCTCCAATCAAGAAAGAGCTTATCCACCCTGTAATTAGCACAGGAATAGGGAGTGGTAAGATCCAACTGTTCTGCTGCCATCACAGGCAAACTTAATAATAGAACCAACATAATCAAGGCCAGTTTTTTCATCTTCTTCTCCTTTATTTTTTTGGAGTTTCTTTCTGAGGTTCAACCTTCGATTCTGGTTTATCTTCAGGTTTGGATGCAGGAACCTTTGGACGCTCGATCACCTTACCAGTTTTTTGGTCAATCATTAACCCCTTCTTATTCAACTCTTCCAGGAATGTTTGAAACGCCCTGAACTGTGGAAGTTTCTGCTGTGCCTGATTAAATTCAGCCACCAATGCTCGATATTTCCATTCCATTTCACTTTTCTCATCCGCCATGCACACACCTGAAAACGCCAACACGATTAAGCAAACAACGATGATCTTCATAACATGTCCTTTCCGGCTACCTTACGGTGCCTCCTGAGATTGATACTCCTCGCTTTTGCGAAGGCAATACTTCTGTGCCAGAAACTAATGCTCCTATATCCCAACTACCTGCCCCCCTGCTATTACCAAGTAAATCAACATTGTATGGGTATCCTCCAAGATTTTCTCCCTTTGCTAATGGAGAAGTCCCAGAGAATGAAGTTTTTAAACGATAGTCTCCATTGAGATGATCCAAGAATGGATCTTCACTTCCAGTCCAAACATTACTCCCAGGCAATGTCGAACAATCTGCCCCTCCTTGAGCTGGTTTTGTATTTTTATAGTAACACCATGAATAATCTCCGGCTGACTGATAGGGAGTAGTCCCTCCCCATGAAGCTATCGGAACGCCATAGGTTCCATCATAATCCCTCATCCAATACCAGAGATTATTTCTGATAGAAATCCCAGTACCCGTTAATGCCAATCTTCCAAGTGGCCCGCTCGATGATCCATCATTGCTCCCCAAATTCACAAATGAATTATTCCAGACTTTCCAATAATGCCCATAGTAGGCTATTATCAAACCATCAGCATCAACGACATCATAATAATTCTCTTGTGCGAAGACATTTCCATAGATTTCCCAATAATCAGAAAGAGTTGTATCTGGATCTTGTGGTGCGGAATAATCAAAACAAGCTATATAAGCTGTCATGGGTTCCCCACCACCCGTAGGTTCTCGCCCATTGTCAATCCAGTAGTTCCATCTTATCGTCCAATAATCACCTACTTGATGGGAAATTCCTTCTTTCGAGAAAGCATTATTGACAATGGCGCTTTTTTCTAAAGTAACGTAATGATTATTTCTACTGTGGATAGGAAGTCCGCTGTTATGAATATGAAGATAGCCAAAGTAAAGATTCGATCTGGATGTTCCAGTTGTCATCTTTATTGGAATCGCTGTCGTGTTTGTCCAAACACCGGAAGGCGATCCCATATCCACATATTTAACAGTTATATTTCCGTAGGTTCCCTCATCAAAATATAAACAATAAGTTCCTTCTCCAATTCCCACATTGATTCGGAATCCATAAGAAGCTGTTTCTCTCCAGTTGTTTTCATTCCTGGTCTGACCATTAAATTCCCAGTAACTTGTACCAAAACTAATTTCAGCAGTGAAAGTTGCCTGACCATCTCCATAGGAGCTTAACCAACCAGTAGCAGTCCCATGATCGGATTCGATTGCCTTCTTAACATAAATCCACGTTGATCCGGAGGTTGCCGTAATTAGCGACTTTCCCCCATAACTCCCATCTGCAAGATAATAAGTATTACCTCTAACGAAAGAAACTCCACTCCATGCAGCCTGGTTATTCCAGTCGCTTCCGTTTCCGCTTCCTGTTGCCGATGCTCCAACGCAAATGTTTGCAGCATAGACAAAGCAGGGTAAGGTTAATATTAGAAATAGGATAATCAGAATCTTTTTCATATCGGATCTAATGGCCACGTCCCATCTGCATAAATAATAACGTCATCAATTCTTAAATATTCTCCAGAGAGATTCCAATTCAAGGCGCCTATAGAATGATAATCAGCGTCATATCCCCATGCTGTTATGGTTGAATCTGCCACTTCAAGTGGAGTCCCAGTGCTATCGTAAACTCTCAATGATGATGTGCCTCCAGCAACAGCCTTGATAGCAAACCAATACCAAGTATTTGACGCTAAAGTTGTATGTGTAACGTTTCCATCTCCGTACATTATCACTGATGGAGCACCACCACAAAAATCACAATACAACTGGATGGTTAAATTGTGATTTCCACCAAAACCAGTTGCCGTAGCAAAACTATATATAGTCCCTGGATTAACATTTCCTACAGTTGGAGTTTTTAACCAAAATCCAATAGAAATGGAATCATCATTCAGTTGATAATTAACGGCATGGGTTGAGCCAGTGAGTGATATTTCTGCCCCACCTACACCTCCATCATTCGCACTATTAAATTCGCCATCTGTATCCCCATAAGTAACTGTTCCACTTGTAGTGAATCCAGACTGCAAAGATGAATCTTCACAATCTTCCCAGACAGTGGCATTTTGACCGAGCGCCCAACCACCTCCTGCCGCCACTGGCGTCCCTCCGCCAAATGTCATCAACCCACGTGCTGAAGCTGTGACTGAAAAAAGAAGGATCAGAATAACCGTAAGAAACTTTTTCACTCTTATTCCTCTGCCCATGTTCCAACCTCCGAAGTTACATACCAATCCGTTTCATCAAAAGCTACCACACAAGCTTGATTCTTTGCATCTGCAGTAGCTCCATAGTAATCTCCTGCTGCACTCGTTCTGGCCCCAGTTGACTTTACAATATAATCTGTTCCATCAGTATCGAAACGGAGAATTTGAGCAACTCCTTGTCCATTCTTAATACAGACTGCCATCCCTGCTTCTGCGGCTGGAAGGACAAATGTTTTTGTTCCAGCGTAGGTGTTAATGAAATAAGTATTTGCTCGTGCTTGAGCTTGGGTCACACTGTAGGTGGTTGCTGTGGCCTCAACAACAGTAGGAAGTTTACCAGAAATGGTTCCTGTAGTGACAAGATTGAGGGCAGAGATATTGAGGGTTGCTACTCCAGTTGAAGTTGAAATGGTAGCTGTATCTGCAACATTCAAATTAAGTGTTAAGTTCTCATCCGTCCCAGATCCCGCCCCAGCGAATGTGAGCAGACCATCTCCACCAGTGATGGTGGCACCTGCCGTAGCTGAGATGAATGTTATGTCATCAACAAAGATTGGGCTGTTATTGAAGACAGCCAGTCCAGTTCCTGTCTCATCATCTAATGCCGCAAGAAGACCAGCTGAATTGGTAAGGGTAGCTTGCTTACCAGTGAATTGAGCTTGAATTGCACTTGTCACATCACCCAAATAAAGCAACTCAGCATCACTCACGGAGCCATTAGATCCGTAGGTGGCTGCTGAGAAATTCAGGTTAGTAGCCAATCCAACATTATCCACATGGGTTAGGGTTACTTCCGTTCCATCTTCCCATGCGATTGAGGTAGCATTGGCTAAGTTGATCGCCGTTCCGGTGTCCGCAGGATCGGCACCCAGATTAATAAGGGCAGTAGCCCCACCTGCTGTTCCTCCAGTGATCCCACCATCTACACTCAAATTTGCTACATAGGTGGCCGCTGAATTACCGACAGCCACGGTCGTATTGGCTGCTGCATTCACCGCATCAATGGTGATATTGTCAGTCCATGCCACCTTTGGGGTATTCAACTGAGTCGTGGCAGTTAAAGCCGGAGTGAAAGCAAAGACCGCACTCGTGTTACTATTGAACGTCCAGAGATTCGCACTTGCGGTGATTATCATATCTTCTGAGTTTGCAAAGAGAGCGAAGGCATTCGTGGCATATCCTATCTCTCCATTTGCATCAGGCGTCGAGTCTCCCAGAACTATTCCTCCAGCATTAATTAAGGCTGTTCCTGCGAGAGTCATCGTTCCATTAGAAGCAAACTGGCTATAATTAGTACCATCTCCGATTCGTGCTGCCGTCACATCCGTATCTGCTGCCCTTACTTCAAAAAGGACACCTCCAGAAGGATTGCCTGTAACTTGCTGGACCATGAATTGAGATCCAGTCGTGAAAGCTCCCGTATATTGAAATAACACTTCTTCTCCGGCATCCATGACAATGGTCGAATCCGTTACTGGATCACCAACCGTATCTAATGTAGGTGAACCTCCTGTCGCATCCGCTTGAAGGGTAAATAATCCTGCGCCATCTGATTTAAGAACATAACCTGCTGAATCTCCTGAAAAATCGAGAGTTTTCAATCCAGAGTTGATATACATCATGAATGTTTCATTTGTGTTGTTAATCCCTATCTCTCCATTTGAATCAGGTGTTGCAGTTGGGATTGCAAAGTTTGTTACAGCAATAAAGGAATGAGAAGTTCCAGTCCACGTCACGGAATCGGAAGGTGTCACAATGTCCTTCTCGGTTCCGTTTTCACTCATTGTCCAAACATTCCCCTCAACATATAGACGGTTCACAGAAGGAGAAATAGTGGTATTGCTTTGAAGTTCCATGTAACGTGAACCGTCTGGAGCTGTAGTGGTCAACGCTCCGCCGATTACTACATCCCCATCCTCGTCCACACTGAATTTGCTTGTGGTATTATCCTTGATTTCAAAAATGATCTGATCAGCCGTTAACGTTCCTGCACCCGAGTTAACCTTTATCAGAAACATTGGATCGGTAGCAGCCAAAGCCCCCGTTTTAGAGGTCGTGAAGGTCAAGGTATCAGTCCCGCTCTCATCATAGAGAACTCCCCAATCTGCATCATTCCCAAAGTTGATATTAATGTTATCCTGGATTTCCCAAGTTCCAGAGATGTTTTCAGCCGTATTATTATAGGCAATATTGGCTGTATCAGACAGATTTGTAGAAGCAAGTGTTATAGTTGTTGACCCATGTGCATGACTATCGTCTTCAACACTCCATACTCCAGCCGCACTTACCCCAATATCTCCGTAGTCGGCATCCTTTATCTTTGTGCCATCAATCTCATCTCCACTATTCCACTGGGTAGTGCCTACCGTAACATTTTGTCCGGTTGCTACTGTTAGCCCTGCGTTTGCAGAGACAAGACCACTTGCACTTATGGTACTAAATGCCCCTGTTGACGGAGTTGCCCCCCCTATTGCTGTCCCATCAATAGTTCCACCATCAATATTGACTGAAGTTGACGTCATTTGTGAGAGAGTGATTGTAGCATTTCCAAAAGTAATTGTTGGATCTCCCGCCGAAAGGTTCCATGTCCATATAATAGATGCAGATCCACCTGCCGCCCAAGTCCGATCACCCGTTAATTCTGTTGGGTCGAAACTTATTGTATAAGTGGAATTTGCCCCACCATCCACAAAATCAATCGCAAGTCCTTCTGTTAATACTCTCTCCGCAGATAGAGATCCGCTACCAGACCCAATAACTGCATAGGCTACATCCGTAGGAGCACCCGCCGCCGGATTGATTGTAATCCACCCAGTTCCAGATTTATAAATCTTTATAACGTCGGCTGTATCATCCCATGTAAAAAACCTCTTATCAGATGTTGGAGTGACATTTGCCCAATAGGGGAGCGTTATCCCTTCATCATTTGTTCCGCTCATGGTTATTTCAGAAAGATCAATTAATGTATCATTTGCCATAGTCAATTTAGCCAAACCTGTCATAAAGTTTGAATCATCAACAATGACTCCTGAATTTTGAATCGTTTTACCTCCAGTTCCGTCAAAACGGGAGAGGGCATTATCTGTTGAACTTGCAGCACCTACGGTATAACTTGCGTGTGCATGAGCTGTTATTGAATATGTCCCACTCAGATCAGGGATGTCGCCCGAAACCAAACTTCTAAAACTTGGTGCTGCGGCACCACCCGAAGAAGGCCCAGAAAATACGATGTTGGCATTTTGGTTATCAAGTCCAAGTACTTGAGTACTTAAACTCAAAAGGTTCGTATTTATAGTTGTATCTAATGTAATAGCATTATGGAGTTCTGAGTCTCTTGCTATCGCACTGTCAATGATACCCTCATCAATGAGGTTATTATCTACTGTATCCCCCGCAAGACGATCTGGATCAAAATCGTTTGAAGTGGAAGATTCATATATTTGTGTCCAAGTATCTGTAGCCGTACAAAAACTAAGTACATTCGTGTCTGTAGCCCAATAACTATCCGGTTCCGTACAGGTAGCTGGTCTTGACGCTGCTATCCCGGATTTAAAAATACCAAACCAGAGGTTTCCAAGGGTGACTCTTCTACTCCCCGGAGATCCCCCAGGATCGTTTACTGTAACCGTAAGATCGTCACTCGTTGGCGCCGTGTCTTCTGTCAACCCTGATATTTTTGTATCAGCAGCGTAAACAGAAGTTGAGAATAAGATCAAAAACAATAAAGCCCATATCTTTTTCATTTCCTTCTCCTTTTACTCAATTAATATCTTATCGTTTGTTTCCAAGAGCAGAAACTCAGCCGTTTCCATTAGAATCTTATCTCCAGGAGCCGGCGGTGCTCCACCATCAATACTCCTTGGCATGATTATGCCTCCTCCAATTATTTTCTCTGCAACAACAATTGGCTCATTATTAGCATACACTAACAACGGTAGGAGAGATAGAATGATGACAAATATAATTATTTTCATTGTCTACCCCATGTCAACCAGAAGGCCGCTCCGGTTCCCGTTACGTCTGCGTATATCCCTGTCGTTGCTCTCAGTCCAACTGGTAGCTCAAATCCACCATAGTAATTAGCCGCAGGAACAATAAGTTTTCTTAATACCTTTCCAGTGGCACTCGTATTATCATAGAGGATAAGAGTTACGTTATCTGTGCCATTCGTTTCTATCAATACTCCGTAGAGGACGGCTGGTCCAGTATAAATTAACGTATCCGCCGTTAATCTGCCAGTTGTATCCCTCACTTGAGCAAAGGCAACTATGGCGATTAACATAATCAAGATTCCTGTCACCGTAGCAATTCTTTTCATTTCTTCCCTCCTATGGCATTTGGGCTTTTTGTGTATCATTTTCTGTCATTTTAAATCTTCCTGCTTGGTATCCTCCCAATCTTGTTGAATATGTTGAAGGTGTATATTTTTTATACCATTGTGCAGCTTTTGAAATATGATAAACTGTTTCTCCTATAATTCTCGGAGAAGCTAAACCAACCGTAGCAAGCATTTTTGCATCTCTAAAAATAGCTGCAAACATAGAACCTACAACTGCTTCACGTCCGATAATACTTCCAGGAATCCATGTTCTCATATTATATCCAGCTATCTCATCGATTAACCCAGGGCCACCATAATTTTCAAGTTCTTTCATTAAACTTAATCTGAATTCCTGATCATCTTTCACGCCCGAAAGTAATTTCTTTAATGAAGTATCGGTTGATGCTTTATCTCCGAGGGATAAACCTTTCTGAATATCTCTTATTTTTTCGCTTTTTCTTCTATAAGCATCTGTCATTCTCCCATATTCAGGTACAGAATCTATAATCGTTTGATTTACTTTGTTTCTTATTCTACCAATAAATGTATTTGCATTTTTTGAAGTTCCTTGAAAATCATCAAGAAGTTGTTTTAAACCATCAAATCCCATAACTGTTAAATCCATCGGCTGACTACCGTGTGTTTTAACTGCATCCATTACTTGTTCTATTTTACTCCATTGATCCCGATCTATTCTTGCTCTTATAATTTTACCTTTTGTATCTGTTCTTATATCAAACTTACCTAATTGACTATTTAGTTCTCTAATTACTTCTCTTATATCAAGAGGTCTTGTTTGTGGAATCCTTAACAGATTATCTACATATTCAGAATATCTTGCCTCGACCATATCATCTAATGCTGTTCTCGCTGTACTGACAATTTCTTCTCCGCTAACTTTACCTCGAATTGCGGATTTAAACTCAGGTCTTGCTCTTTGTGCTACACTAACTGATTCAGATCCTTTACCAGTTAATCCCCCGATAATAGGTTTCGATATCTTTCCAACTATTTTTGTTCCAACTCCAGCTATCTTTTGAGCTTGACCGACTGGTTCCATGAATTTTCCAGATTCAATCATCACGTTTGCAATCCTATTGGCGGTAGGTCCAAGATTAGCAAATTTTGTTACACCCCCGAATAAACCAACAAGACCAGCTAAATCAGTTGTTACTCTGGCCGGATCTGTTCTCATTGTATGTTCAAGTTGTTCTAATCCACCATAAACGTTGGCGTAATCTTCCATAACAGCATCTGCAATTTTAGTATCCATTCTCATTTCTGGTGTTGCTGTTTCAAAAGCTCTTGGATCAAATAATGATCTGGCCTTAACATCAAATCCTCGTAACATGTGCAATGTTGTTTTACCTGTTTTAATCGGATGTTTAACAGCTTGCCATAATCCTCTAAGTTGTTCTACTGCGCTACTTGGATATGAAGATATAGCCTCGGAAATTAATCCTGGCTGTTTTGTGGAAGTTTGTTCAATTTGGGGTTGGTCCCACTCAATATCTTCCGTATCCCAAACAATATCTTGAGGATTTGGCTTATTTGGCATATTCAATGCTCCCGTCCGAATACTCAATTACCTTTTTCCCACTTTTTTTATCAGTGCCAGTTCTAATTACTGTTTTTGATGGATTTTTACCAACATCTTTACCTACTCCACCTTCCGACATTTGTTTTTTATAGTTCTCCTCAATACTGTTCAAATGTCTCTCAAAATTCTTCATTTTACTATCAATCGTGGCCTTTTTATCTGTCATTCTTGGAACATATTTATAAAGGGTATCAAGTTCTGTAAGATTAATAGCTTTCCCTGATTTTGGATAAACAATATCCATTAAATTTGCTGCGATAGGACGCATTAATTCATAAGCTTCAGGAGTTGGCAAGAATCTACCTAATGTTTCTCCATAAGCTCCTCCGATAGGACCATACCATCCTGATTCTTTTAACTTATCTTTAAAAGTATTAAGACTGTCCTTAATTTGTCCTATAAAAGCCAAAGCATTTTGAGTTTCTTGAGGAACTGGTTTACCTAATCCAGTTGGTTTCCCTATCGTTCCAGCACCGGCACCACGGGTTGAAGCTGGGACAAAACCTTCAGCAGTTGGAAGATATGTCATTACTGAAGGAGTTTTGAACTTTGTCCATTCAGATAATTTCTGGTTAAGATATTTTTCACCTTCTGGTCTTTTTATATATTCAAAGAACTTATTACGCCCTTCTTTTGTTTTATAATCTCCTCCGGGCCATAATGCTCCAGCATATTCAATAGCAGACTCAAAAGTAGGTTCCTTTTCTTCTTTTGGTTCCCCTCTTGCTATTTCTTTTTTACCCTTAAATCTGACCTGTCCAGGCCCAAGAGTAAATGATTTTTCGGCTTTTAATGCTTCCTCTTCTGTAGGCTCCGGCAACCCTAACCATTTTGCCCCTACTCTCTCCTGTAATTTAGGAGCCAACTTCTCAAACATACCCAGGGGGATTTGTCTCTTCTCTTTAGGCGTTTGAAACATCTTCAACCTAGGCTGTCCTGTTTCAGTAAGGGGGGTTTCTGCGGCTTGTCCTTCCATAAGTGGCGTAGTGGCTGGCTCTATACCTACTTCTCCGCCGGTTTCATATTCCACAGGCATTTGTTGATTCTGGATTTCCATTTCAAGTTTCTTCATTAATGCTTTTCTGTATTGAGACTCAGTAGCATTCTGCTCAGATTCCTGCTTCAATCTTTCCATTGCCATTTGCATATTAATTTTCTGTTGCTGTACTTTTAGAGGGAACATCGGATCTCCGGCTAATCCTCCGAATACTCCCATTAGAATATTATTTATATCGGCCATTTATTTATCTCCTACCAAGTCTGACCCCAAGTCCAAGGATATTGCTGAAACTGATTTGACATTGCTTGACTTCCACCCATTCCTCCAGTAGCTCCCATTCCTGCGCCCGCTGAACCTGCTCCCATACTTCCTCCGGCCATACCTCCTGCCGCCGCAACTCCAACTAATTGAAGAGCCTTAGATATTCCTTCCATCCACATTTGGGTCTTTATAAGGTTTTGCCTGGAATGCTGTCCCTTTCTCTGAGACCATAATTGAGCCATCTTCCAGAAAGGCTCCATCCCCTGTTGTCCAACTTGCGGAGCCATCTGCCCTGCTTGACCGTATAGTTGATTGATTACCTTCATCATTTCCTGATTTCTTTGTTCCTGACTGCGCCTCATAAGATCAGATAATGCTCCCCCGGTAACTCCTCTTCCTGCCGCCTCTCTCATTAAATTCTGATCAGTTATGCCTCCAAGTTTATTAACGTACTCCTGCATCTGCTTGAATTGAGGAAGCTCTTGAGGAGTGATACGGCCGGATTGCACTCCTTGGATTTGCTTCATGAAATCCGTCCACATCTGATTACCAAGATTATATTGGCCCCTTACATCTTCTAAAATATTTGGCATATCAATCCTCCTTAAATATCATCCACATAAGCATGAATTGTTAATCCATAAATAGGCAATTCTACGCTTCCTTTCCAATAGATTGTTTGAGCCTCAAGAATTGGGAGATCAAAAAACACAGCATTACGGAGTCCATATCCTGCGATTGCATTTCCAGGATCAAAACTCATAGCAATTTCATTTTGCCCTGATGCAGTAGAAGCAATCGCCATCCCCCTAACAGCAATACCAGATGAAGATAATCCAAAATATCCTATCACTCTTTTAGCAGTAGGAGGGATAACTCCACCTAAATCTTTTGCCTCGTAAGTGTCGGCTGTAACTGGTTCGGCATCATATAGAGATTGAACATAATCCCAATGATATTCATTCAACTGAGTATCTATATCAATATTGGCAGGGCTGAAAGAAGTATAAGCACTTCCAACTCTTACAAAATAGTCATATCCAGCAGGAAGCGTTGGGGCTGTCGGACTATTACTTGAAAGAGACGATATCTTATTACTTGATGAGTTATAAATTACAAAGAAATATGTCCATCTATAAGTAAATTCTGCTGCTTGATCTCTTCCATCCGCAATAGGGCCGGCAATCGATATATCGTTCGTCACTGATATATTTGGCAATCCTATGGTTTTCCACGGGGATGATTTATCATGTAGGGTTATCCAATCCGCAGAAAAATCTCTTTTTGAGGCAGAACTTCCAACATTTCCTCTTAGATCAAGGAAATAACTGCTTGGGATTACATTCTCAGATTTTGTTTTATCAATAAACGAATCGGGAGAAACGATAACTTGTTGTCCATTCTCATTTTCAACATATCCTTGTTCGCTCTCAAACACGGGTTGCTTTATATATGGAGATTCGACTAATTCGTTTGTTGAATCAAGAGTCTCCGCGGATGGATTTCCTATTATTTCAACAGTTTTTGCGATGTCCGATGAAATCAGTTTTTTAATGACATTATTAGAAGATTTGTTACCATTCATTTTCAATTCAGTAATAATCTCTTCGAGGGCTATATTCAAAGCTTGCCAATCGTTTTCTTTAACTGGATTCCATTTAATCATGTTACCAAGACCTCATTGAGTATCATCCGTTTTGGAATCTTTTCAACAAATAGAACGATATCTTTTATTTGAAAATCAGCGTGCCCGTAATCATGGCTAAATCCTATTTGTATCGCATCTCCCCTAAGTTTACCCCTAATGTTTCTTGGACCTAATTGATAGGTTTTCCAAGTTGTTGACATGGTAATTGTCGCCGTGCATAAAGAGGTTGTACTGAAATCCTTATAGCCATTGAAGATAATGGCTATCGTATAAGCACCTTCATCTTTTGCTCCCTTCCCCTTAAATAAAATATGATGAACATCAATCTCATTATCAGGGAAATTTATCCAGGCTGTTTTGAGAATAGAATTTATATCTGAAGTATCAAATAGATAACCTGTTAATTTGACCTGATAAACATCTCCGTTTACCGAATCACCGTAATAAAATTCGTTTGTATCACTTCCCTTATCCCAATTAGACCAAACATTAACATTCCAATCTGGTAATCTCGTCCATGATTTTGTAGGAAGATAACATCTTAAAACAACACTATCCGATAGTGTCATCTCTCCGACGATTACGTTATCTACCCATGCTGTTTTTGCTCCTCCCACACCTTCCGAACGGCTAAAGCGGAGATAGATTGTTGATGCTGTAGGTGTAAAACTTACTTCATGTGTTTGTCCATTTGCGTATTCTGTGGCTGCTAAAATATCTGTTCCACCGCTGGTTGTTCCTATTCTGACCGTGACTGGATCTCCTGTACCATCAACAGGGCTTCCCGTTGTGAATCTTAAAATCCCTTGAGAACCATTTGTTATGGCAATATCCTGCTCTCTGGCGGCTGTTCCTTCTGAACCGGAATACAATTTCATGGCATTTAAGTTCCATGACGATATTCCGCTCAAAGAATCTTTATCATCCCAACTTGAAAGATCAGTTGGGAAGTCTCCATTGGCAACTAAATTATCTCCTAAAACTTCTTCAGGACTTATGGTGGAAATATAAAGAATATCTTTTGTTTCTCCGATAGTTACGGTTGATAAGTGAGACTCCATGCCTTGAAAATAATTCTTAACTTCATCTCCAATGGCTGTTTCTCTGATCCCGTCAAATAAATAAACATTATCCCAACCTACGAAAGGAATCATACCTTTATAGATTTTCCCAACAGCCCAATATGAACAGGCTCCCTTTTTGGCAGGAAGGTCTACAAGCTCTCCCGTGATTATATCCCCCATCACTTTCTGAATCCTATTTTTGTAATAGATGACATTCTGACCGAACCAAGGGACAACAAACATAACTTCGTCAGGGAATTCCCGATATCCTGTTTCGTCAACGACATGGTAATAACCCGAACGGGAATAATAGACTCTATTCTTATATGTTGGATCTCCCCAATAGATTGCTCGATCTGATTGAGGATCGTATGCAAGGTTGTTCCCAAGAACACTATTGATCCATCCTTCTGGAACTTCATTCCCCAATGGAGTATCGAGGTCTTCATCGTTAACATCATCGACAATTTCAGTAGTTGTATTATCTTCAATGATTTTTACTCTCATCCATGTTTCAGGAAATGCACCCCCTATTCGGTAGACTTCCCTTGATGTTATTCTTGAATCCTGGGAAGTCTTCATATTGATAAGGGATACTTTCGTTCCCTTCACATCTATGAAATCTGAGCTTTCAGAGAGGGCAGAAGAGATATCCGCCCCGATTTTGAATAAATATTTATAGTAGTATCTACCGCTTTTCCCCTGTTTCCTTCTCATTAAGACATTATCTATATAGACAGAACCAAAAAAGGAATTACTCTTGCTGTAAACGATAAATTTAATTGCCCCTATTGTATTCCAGCCTCCGGTCGTTCCCACTGTATCGAAATCTGATTTCTTTATTCTGATCTCTTTACCTACATTATTTTTTGATCCAGCATAGGCAAACATATCTTTCGTAACTCTGAATTTATAGGCATTTGCAAATGTAGCCAGTGAATTACGATCAAACCAAATTTCAGCGTATTCGATATAACCGATAATTTGGTGAAACAGAGAGAAACAGATAAAATCATCTGTCGTTGATTCGCTTCCGTCAGACCATTGGGTCAAGTTCTTTACGGCAGATGAGAAATCATAGATGCCGTATGACTCGCTCCATTTCCCTGGATTAGAAGCCCATAATTTAAGAGCTTGAGTTCCTTCCGTCACCCATCCTTTCCCCCTCGGATCAGTCACGATAGAACCGTTACCTGTGATCGCCCAAGTTTCATCACTTTCCATATCCGCTATCTGAACGGATGGGTTAAACTGTTGAAAAGTTCCATCATCTATCCAGAGATATTTAGTGGCACCCGTGAAAGTAGAAGTAAGAAATCTCACATAGGCGATATTGTTCCAGTTGGGAGTCCCTCCCGTTGCACTTATTGTAGACCTTTTAACCCTAACCTCGACCCATGAGTCATTAACGGTCAATCCAAGAGAAGCCCTTGAAGCCCATGTGTACTGGTAATAATTGCTTCCATCTGCACCTATTCTAAGTTGAAGGGGATTTGTATCGTTTATCGCTGTATGATCATTCGTCCGAAGCCAAAATACTACTTCATCACTCGTTGATGTTGCCCCTCCATCCGGCCATTTGGTTAGATCAAGTGTCGTTGCTAAGGCACAGGCCGCAGATTTTTGTGTAGCGGCCCCAGTCAGTTTTCTTGATCTGTGTCCTTCATGTGCTTGAATGAAGTCAAATTGTCCGGAAGTCCATGTTTCCCCTGATCCTTCACAGTTAAATATAGTCTTTTGTACTTCATAGGCTTTAAGAAGCGCAGCCTTGATATGGAGATTGTCGAAGTAAACATTTAAAGATCCATTCGCATTGGAAACGGCTGCTACCCTAACCGCAGAAACCTTTGACCAGTCAGGACTCCCGCTTCCGGTCGTGAACGCCCCAACTCGTACATTCCATTTTGTCCATTCATGATCTCCATCAGCAAAATCTTTCTGCATGATGGAGGCAGTATAGTAATTAGCAAAGTTTGTGCCTCCAGTTGAAAATTCAATTCTACAAGATGAGATATTGTTTCTCACACCATGAAAGGTATTCAGGCTTACCAAATCATCACTCACAACCGTTTTTGAGTTATCAAAAACCGTGAGATTCAACTGAACATTAGAAGTAGAATAGGCAGTAGTGGTTGCAGCGGAACAATTCAACTTTAGAGAGGTTACAGCTTTGCCCGTCCATTCGTCAGCCCTATAAACGGCATTACTCGTTGATCCTCCGTTTGAGGTTGACCATGTTTCATCTGACTCAAAAAATCTTATTTTCTTTCTTAACCACGGCCCAACGATACCCGTTAATCTTCCTACCGCCGTGCTTCCATGATACCTGATAATGCCGTCTGTCTCGTTAATCCCGTAGGCATTTCCTTTAATATCTATAAACGGAGTTCTTTTATTTGTAGCAAGGTTAGAAAGGACAGTAGTGGCAAAAGCAGCCGGGCCTGATTTTAACGTTCCATTGACAAGTCTTAGAAGAGTTTTTGTGCCGTCATTGGCGTAATTTCTGTGAAGGCCATAAACAGGAGTTCCACTAACGTTATCTGAATTTAACTTGTCAGTTCCAGGAGCCTTCTGGACAAGACCATTATCGAATATAACATTGTCCGCAGTAGGGACAACGGATTTCATATCAATGATGCTTGAGTCGTGAAATGTATCCAGAGTTTTAGAGTTGATAACAATAGGCTCTATAACAATGGATTCTATTTGATCAGATACGGGTTTCAATCTTTTACAATCCTTTTCTTCATGGCATGGACGGCCAGTGGAGACATAAACCTTGAATCCGCTTCAAGATTTCTTTGAATTCTCTTTTTCAAGGCGGAAAAGTATTCATTGCCTTTACTATTTTCCATATGTCCTTTGTCATATTCACCTAACAATGATCCGTAGGCTTCACCAGCCCCCCAGTGAACCAGAGTTAATTTTGCAAGTTCTGTGAGCGTTCCAAGCGCAGAAACACTCGCTGGATCGGTTATTGCGTACCCTTCCCATTGGAGAGCATAAGCCTGATCCGGCGGGCAGTTAAAATAAAGCTTTGTCTCTCCTTCCCTTATTGACGCATGAGTAGGGGTTCCGGTAGCATAAGTGCCTGGAGCTGGAAATACTTCACTAAAAACTTCCGCATCCATAAGGGTAATGGGAGTATCATAATCTTCTGTAAGAATAGTCACACGCTTTAGAATCTGGATTGTGGTCGGGATAGTGACATAATATTGCCCTAACGTCATATCGGGCGCACCTGACAAAACTTCTTGAAATGGAAAATCTTCAAGAGTTGTTAGGTAAGTGCATTTTTCTAGAATGGCGTCCTGGATATAAGCACTAAGGGATGTTGTAGGAACGATTCTCTGTACTCTCGCCAATACATTCGCTAATGAAAGTGCCATCTAACGCTCCATGTATGAAATCAGAATAAGTTTTAGACCACCGATTTATATTAAACTGTTCTTTTGAAATTTCGTAAGACTTACTTCCTATTGTCTTTCTTTTATGTTCATTCTCAATCAGGGCGGAAAGATGATTGAACCAATCTTCTTCATTATTAGCAAGTAAACCATAGAAATTTGTCTTGAATGGCTCGACATTGCTAGCAACCGTTGGAATTTTGCAGGCCGAATATTCAAGGTATCTCAGATTGCTTTTTCCCCTGTTAAAATAATTGTCTCTAAGAGGGGCAATCCCTATATCAAATGATAGGGCCTTAACGTGTCCAGGATATTTGTCTATCATCACCCATGCGCTGACAAGATGAAGCCTTTCATGTTTAGGCCAATCTGGAGGGGGAGCCGATACAATGTAGACTTCACAGTTTTGGTAGGCATCCAGGAGTTTATAGAGGACGGATTTGACAAGCCTTAAATCTCCTTCGTGGGTGGCTCCCCCTATCCAACCTATTCTTACCAAATCATGCTTAATCGGTTCATGAGAATCCCATAGATCAAAATTGACGCAGTTCTGAATTACTTTGACATTGGAATTATACTTGATATACGAATCTGCAAGATATTGAGTAGAGCAGATAACTCCATCCGATTCCGCCATCTGCCTGATCGCCCAGAATTCTTGTCTCCCTCCAGGTTTATTCTGATCATAGGCGCAGGAGTAATGCGGAACCTGTGAAACATAATCATCTATCTCCATGAAACAGGGTTTCTTAAATTGTCGAATCCCCTGTATGAAACTCAAGCCTTCGGGAGTGGACACATACTGGCAAATTACCAAATCCGCCCAATCCACATAGGGAGCTATGAAATCGAGACTGTCTTTGAACAGATTCCCTTCCCAATCTGGAGTTATAATCATCTTAGGATTAAATTCTGGAAAGATGACGGAGCTTATCCTCTTATTGTCGTGCATATACTTTGCAAAGGAATAGATCCGGTAATAGGCCACTCCAGGATTGATTGTCTGAATCCATAAAACTTTAGGAATCATTTTTTATTCCAATATTGCTTATAATTTTTACTAAAATAGTCTGCTTCTTCTGCCGTATCAAAAGGAATATAATTCCCACTTTTCATGGCGTATGAAAAAGGATCAATACCAATATCTTTAAATGGTATAAGTTTTCCATTCACTATATCTAAGGTTGGAAACACAAAAAATTGTCCTCCAGTTTCTCCCCATGCCATTTCATGCGTAGCTGTTTTTGATTGATCTATGGTTGATT